CGCCTAAGAGCCGCTTATCTGTTTTAGACAGATACAACTCCCCGACAGAACCGCCCGTGCCAATAGTCCAGCTCTGGGAATACCCAAGGCCAGACATCGACCCCTGTGTTGCGCCCATCGGGATATCATTGTCACTGCCAAGCGCGCGCAATACCATGCGGCAGGATACGACCTTTTTCTCTTCTCCGGCAGAACAATCGCCGCCGCTATTATACGCATCAATCAGCACCGCCGCATCTTCCAGCAGTGCCGCGATCACGTTCGTTTCTTCCTGCGTGAATGACCGCGTTGTGCGCGCCATTACGTCCTGTACGGTTGCGTATGCCATGCCGTTACCTCATTTCTTGACCGTCTTTTTGACCGGTACTTTTTTGGGTTTTTCTGCGCTTTCGGCGGCCAGCTTATGACCAGCCGCCTTGTATTCTTCTGCGCGATCATCCGCGACCCACATTTCTGTTCCGGTCAGTCGGTTGATAAATTTGACCATCAGGACGGGATAGCGCCTGTCAACAAGTTGAAGCAGGAAGTGTCGGCGCGGAATCCGACTTCGATCTCAGCACGGACAGCCACCATGTTCTGCTGCCACAAGTTGATCGTAGTTGCATCGTTACCAGATCCAACGGTAAGAGATGCAGTATCTGTTACGGAGATCTCAACACCCGCTACAGTGCCATACATGGCCTGTGTCCAATCGCCTGCGATACCAACGATAGCCGGTACGGAGCCGGAAGACGCGCCAGCTTTGTAAATGTTCTTGTTGAAGTAGGCCGGAACGCCCAGAACCTTATCGACAACACCGTCGTTTGCAGACGCCAGGAACAGCGGCCTGTTCGTCGTATCGACTGCAGTCAGCAAGAGCGCACGAGCCTGCGCGCCAAACGCAAAACCATTCATGACGCCACCGTGATTGGCGATGTCCGCATCAGCCGCGACCATGCCCAGATATGTGCCATTGTTCGCGTTCAGGATCGACTGAGCAGTACAGCCTGCGAACGTATCGAAATTGCTCTGGCTGGGAGCCGGTACAGCACCAACGATTGTGCCATCGAACACACCTGCAAGCGCGCCCGGAAGTCTCTGAACAAGTGCATCATACAGAGCCGGAATATCACGAATAAATTCTTTCGAGAATGTCTCAATGACCGCGATCTTGAACGCCTGCATCAGTTTGGTGCCGGGTGTGCCGTTAGATACCGGTTTCACGCCTGTCTCAGCAACCCACGCCGCTGTCGGATCTCCAGTAATAACCGGGATCGTTACGCCACGGCCGGGCAGTTCGATGCGCCGTGCCAGTCTCATGATTGCGGATTCCTGCTGTGTCTTCTGCAAGATCTCGCTGGAAATGTCGCTCGGAAGAGCCATGGAGTTAGTAGTTCTGTTAATGTCAGCCATGATAAAGCCTCCTTAATGACTAATGTTGGCTTCAAACCAGTCCTTGAATTTGTCCCGGTTTGCGCCGCCGGTTGTGTGTTGTACTTCCCCGCCGTCCCTGACTTTCGGATATGCTGACGGTTTTGCGTATTCGGCAATAGCTTTTGCCTGTGCGCGGCAATCTTCTTCCGTGCCGCCTGTCAGCAGATTGACCGGAACGCCGGTTTCTTTGGCAACCTTTTCACGCATCTCGCGCACCGCATATTCGTTTTTCAGCTTGTCCAGTTCGGCCTGCAGCCCTTCAGCGCGTTCTGTCGCCTTCTGCAGTTCCGTTTTGTTTGCTTCTTCCAACTGATCGAATTTTTCGGCCTTTTCTTTCAGCGCATCATAGTCTGCGTATTTTGCACCGGCACGAGTCAGCCGATCCTTCACAATGGCATTTACTTCTTCCTGCGTGAAGGTTTTAACCTCGTTTTCGATTGCCTGATTGTTTTCCTGATTCACAGTTTCGCTCATGTGCTTACCTCCAAAGAGTGATTGATCCGCGTTTATGGCACGCGTTGCCAATTAAAAAAGCAGGCGCGTTATACGTCTGCTTCTTCTGCCTTTGAGCTGTTCAGTTCTTGTCGCTTTGCGTAAGCGCTGCGTTTCTGTGCGTTTATTGTCTCTTTGTTTTCCGCATAGAATTCGCGCCGCATAGCGTTTAGCTTTTCATCCGGTGTCCCGTTCGTGGCATTATACATTTTTAGGTACTTTTTCGGGTCATACCCTTCAACCTCCGTCCTGCTGTTAAACCGCACCGCGTATGTACAGTCGCAATTTGCATGGATATGCTCTGCATGTCCGTTCTTCAGCGCCTTTTTTGATGCTTGCTGCCACCCTCTGGACGCAAGCATGATGCAGAATGCACACGTGTCCCCGTGTGGTATCCACGCCCATTCTGCTCCGTCCCGGAGCGCGTTTTGCATCACTGTGTCAACACTGACCATCTTGACCTGACGGGCAACCGCAGATGATACATTTTCCATATTTGCACTCTGCTTCAATGTACCGTTGACCGCCTTCGCTACATCCGCATATGTCGCTGTCTCCGCCGGAACCGCTGCCGGAATAACCATATCAGACAGTGCGCCCATTGCATCGTACATCTCGCAAGCAAGCTCCGCAGCGGCTTCTCCGTATTTGGACGACAAACCATACGCATAGTCAATAAGCGCCTGCCGGACTTCCCGACTGTTCCATAATCCATCCGCATCCCGGTGCAGGTCCATAAAATCCAGCATCAGCCGTGCCGCTTCGTCGTTGACTTTCCGTAGATCGTCTATATACTTGACCCAGCTTTCTTCCGATATGGTCATATACTCATTTCCTCAAGCACCGCTACGCCTCTTGCACGTTGTTCCTGTGCCTTTATGCGCCGGATGTCTGCCGCATCGAATCCGATCATTTCCAGGAATGTGTCAGTGCTGGCGAACCCCTGCCGTGCACTTGCGATCTTGATTGCCGCGTCAGCAGTGACCGCTACTGACGGCATGGCCGGGTTCTTGAAGTGCGGAGCTATCGCCTTTTCTTCGTCCGTCAGATCGTCCAGTGTCTTGTTCTGTGCTATTGCCAGCGCCATCAGCGCAATCGTCCTGAGCGCGTCTCCGTTGCCAGTGTTCAGCTGTTCAGCCATGCCGACAAGCGTCTGGGACTGTGCCAGAATTGCGTCTGAGCTTGTAGGATTCGCATCGTTAACGACACCCGTGTCCGTTACAGTCAGTCCCGTAGCTGCAGAAAACTGCGTCGCAAGCACGCGGATCATCTCGACGTGAGGCGTTATATTGCCCTGCAGCAGCTGACCGAATGTCGGTTTTTCACCCGTCTCCGGGTTTGTGGTCGATGCTATGATCGAACCGACATACTGCCGAAATTTCTGGTTAATGACTGCGTCGTATTGATCGTCTGTCACACCGAGCAGATATTTCTGCGGACTGGTCGCGAACTCCAAACCGATTGTCGCATTTGCGATCGTCCGAACGTATCCTTGTATCAGCCGTCTGATTGGTTCTTTGATGCGTGATCGGCCGAACGGTTTATCGCTCGTTGCGTTCCAGATCAGCGGTTCCATAAGCGGACGCCCCATCCTGTGCGGATATGGCACAGCATCATACACATTCCCGTATTCCCTCCGGGATATCACCCACACCGCTTCGTCTGTGTACATGTTTATCAACGCCGGAATCCACGTTAGTGCTTCATCATCGCCCGGCATTGTGTCAATAATGGCAAAACCACAGTCAATACGGTTTTTCTCGCCATCCCATAGGGCTGCAGCAGTCAATGGGCTGTGAAAGCGTATTTTTGCCCTTGTGCGATCATCAGCGGACAGCGTGCAAAACGTCGCACCGAACTCCAATTCGTCTCGACATGCCTTCATGTACTGCGCAATCAGATTATTGTTCGCGACCATGCGTGTCATGTCTTCAACTTCGTTTCCGTTTACACCGACAAAGCCGTCGAACATCGACCGGGCCGCAAGCACGTCGACAGTTTTCGCCCCCCAGGCGCATCCGATTTCTAAACCGCGCAGCCCTTCCGGCAGAGCAATCCCGAGATTGACTTCGCCGAGCGATATTTTCCCGTCATAGTATTTCTTTTTCTCTGCGTTTTTAAATGCGTGTTTGTTGTAGACGTTTATCAGCTTTGCGAACTTCGCTCGACTGTAATCGTCGAACCCTATCACATTGTCAGCAGTAATTGTCAGCATCATTCCCGTTTACCTCTACCCGATCCGCATCTTTTTCGCCGGGTCTCTCTTACTGTTTTTCGCTCCCCATAACGCAAGAGCAGCTGCCTCGATTGGTGTGGCATTGTCACCGCCGAACCCCCAGCCGCCTGCGATAGGTCGCTTGACGGACGTGACAGCGCTTTCCCGGAGCATTTCCTGTCCTTCGTACCATGTTACCGTCTGTTCGTTCAGCGCGTCTGTCAGCGTCGACACGGATGCGATCACGTCCCGCGCCGTAGGCCGGATCACAGCGCCCTTGATACGCCATGTCCCCGCGATCTTATCAACGAGTACATCAACACCGTTCCTCCCGTCTATCACAACACACGATGCTTGTGTGTATCGTTCATTCAGCCAATCTGCCAGCCATTGCGTCCCGGAGCCTGTTTGTCGACGCTCAATAAGCGAAATACGCGCTTTTCCGGCTTTCGGTATAACTGCACCGCACAAGCACACTTCCGCGCCGTCTGCGCTGAATTTTACTCCGTACGCCGTCTTTCCTTCCGGCTTTGGCTCTGGACTCTTGCACGCGTCCCAGACAGCTGCCTTTATCGCATAATCAATGCGCTGGTCGTTCTTAGCGATATATCCCAAGTGTTCACGGGCAAACATGTCCGGCGCCATCGTCGCCGCGTCTTTTTCCAATGCGGACACCAAAAGCTGATAACCTAAAGACGGGTTTGCCGCATACCATCTTTTTTTGTCGGTTATGTCGCCAATGTCATCCACTCCCCACAAATGCAGACAGTCGCCTTTTTGCGGGTTCTCTTTCAACCGCTTGATCGCCCTGGAAAAAATAACGCCCTTGTCTCCGGCGTTCGGCGTCGGCGGCGTCCCCATGAGGATTGTCTGCGGACTGCCGGAAGGTGCAGCAGAATTAAGCGGAGACAATGCAGCGTCCTGTGCTTCCGTATATGCCTGCGCTTCGTCGATGACGACCAGATCAAACGTACCGCCGCGTC